CAGCTTCAACAGAAATAACATTCTTAAACGGACTCTGGGATGATATGACGGTTGTAGTTAATTATTACGAGAAAGCAACTGTGGGAGTAAGTGGAGATTTCAACCTTGGGCCCCTTTCTGATTTTGGAGTCGTAGCAACAAGAACACCGGTAACAGTAGCAACAGATTACTCAGGAAACAAAATCTATACAGACGGAACCGACGAAACTATCAATATAGTCCTTCAGCCTTACAATACAAAACACGACCTCGACAAATCCGGATTAAACAAAGTTTATGACATGATGGCGTTTATTGGACCAAACACAACATTAAATAAATATGATAAGATAACCTACGACTCGAAGGTTTATAGGGTTGACAATATGAGTGCAAGAGATTTTAATGGGACTAGTGTGATGAAGAAGGCGATGTTATATCTTTCTGATGATTAATCTTCCAGATCAAGTTTTAATACGTATAGCAAATAGGCTAGAATCCGAATTAATAATCCATTGTCCTGTGGACACTGGCAGGTTACGTAGCAGTCTCAGAGTAACGTTCAAAGGAAATATAATAATTATAACTATGGTAGAATACGGTAGGTTTGTAGAATTTGGAACTTTTAAACAAAGACCAAATCCGTTTATTCGTAATGCAATAAATAATAAAATGCAAAGTATCATAACCGAAGAAATCCAAAGATACTACGGTTAATCCTTCTAAAATTTAGAAAGTAGGTTTATAATGAAATTTAAATTAATAAAAATGTCAAGAGACAAGATAGAAATATCAAACAACTCCAAGAGGAAAAAATGGATATCCCAAAAATAAAATCAGAAATGGTAGACTTTCTCAGAAATAATGACGTATTCACAATAACTCAACGAGGCGTAACAACAACCACTCAAGAAGAAACACTATCAGCAGAAACAACAATAACAATCGACAAGACCAACGTAAAGAATATCAGAAGCATAACAGTTGGCGGAGTTAGTAAAGTATTGGGAACCGATTGGACAGTAGATTATAAACATTCAACAGGTTGCGTTATAACATTCGAATCAAACCAAACAGGCGCGAGTATAGTAACTTACGATTATGGAAGTGATGCCATCTACCCGGATTTTCCTCGAGATGATCTAACAATCAACTCATATCCAAGAATAGCAGTAGACGTAATGAGCGCGCCAATCGATGCATTCGGAATCGGCGGAGACTCTTTTATTTCAAATGTTTCAATGACAATCGTAGTTTATGATAAGAATTCTGACAATTTAGATTCATATGTTCAAACGATTAAAGACCTATATGTCACGAACGCAAAGAACTTTTATTATTTATCATTCGTTAAGCCAACATTAATCGGGCCAACAATTAATTCGGCAGACAAGAAAGATGAAATTATGCAAAAAAATCTAGATATTTTGGGGATGTTCAATGTGGAGAGTTCAACATGAATAACAGAATGAAAAAACGATTAATGACAGATGTCGCAAAAGGGGAGATAACCATGAAAGAAGCAGAAAAGCAAATGGAAGAAACCGCCCAACCTAGCAAAAAAACTCAAACTAAATCAAAGAAGGAGGATAAAAAATGCAAAACTACATAAGTGGAGGAGAATCAGTTTGCCTTTACGCTTTTGAGGACCAAGATGGATGGGGCGTAGCAGCAGCGAGTCATACGGCAAGCGATGCAACAAAAGTTCCATTCGGACAAGGTGTTGAGGTTTCTGTATCTAGAAATAACAACGCTGAAAGAATCTTTGGAGTCGGAGCAAGAAATGCAACAGCAACTGTAAATAAACAGTATGCCGGAACCGCAACTATTAATGGAGCACTAAGCAATGCCTATTGGCTATTGGGAGTTATGGGAGCAAATTCCGACGGAGGAACAAGCGAAGCATATACCCACACATATACAGAAGCAGACCGAGTCATAAGTTTCACAACTTTCACAAGTTTCGAGTTAGGAACGACAGACGCGCAAAGTAATCTAATTGGATGCCGAGTAAACACGTGCACAATTTCAGCATCAGTAAACGAACCGTTAAGATTTACTCTTGAATGTCCGTATAGATATGAAGCACTAGGAACAACAAAAGTTAGTGATACTGCAGACGTTGAACCAATATTCACGTTCGCACATGGAAGCATAGAAATGCCAGACGGAACAGCTATCGCAGCAGTTCAATCATTCGAACTAACTATTAACAACAATCTAGATTCAGTATATGGTATTGGAAGTAGATTCATGACTGACCAAGTTGCAAAAAATAGAGAGTATAACTTTTCTATGACTGCAGCGTTCAATTCGCATACGGCTCTTTTAACGTATTTTTTGAATGGTACAAATTCAGCAACCGCGCCAGACGCAGGAAGTGGAACAGAAATCGCAACATTAAAATTAACATTCACAAATGACGATGGGGATATTTTGGATATTAATTTGACTGGAGTTCATTTAAATGAAGAAACATTGCCACAAAACGTTAACGAAGTTGTAAAAGAAGATGTTACTGGATGGGCTCGAGCTTGCACAAATATCATCTACACAAATGATGTTCAGACGGCACCGGCCGCGGCTACGAACATATAATTTTTTTATTTTTTTAAAATTTGTCGATGGGTAGACATTAAAACCCAAAATAAATCCAGGAGGAAAAATGGAAAATCAAGAAAATCAAGTGCCAAACTTAAAGTTGGATGAACAGCAAAGAGTATCTATTCAAACAAAAGATATTCCTTTGCGAATCAACAGCAAAGATGCAAAAGTAGTTATAAAAAAACTCAGTACAGGAGTAAGAAACAAAATCCGAAGTGAGTGCACTCAAACAAAAATAATCGGCGGACAACCAAACATTACCGTAAATGATTCAGAAATTCAAGAGAAGATTCTGACCGCATGTATAGTTGAAGCGCCATTCGGGAAAACATTTAATGATATTAAAGAACTTCCGGCAGAAGTAAGTGATTATTTGTTCGACGAATATAACAGATTTGCGGAACCATCAGATAAAAAAAAAGATTGATTAAGGAAGGGTTAAAAGGACATCACCAAGACAATCAAGAAGTATCTGATGAATTGATGTACTGGTTTTTTGCTCATAGTTTTGGATTTACTCCAGAGCAAGTTGATAATCTTCCTTATGATAGGATGACTCACATGACAGAATTAGAAGTAGAATTTAATAAACAAAATCAAAAATCAATGAATAATGGCGGAATTTAAAATTGAAGTGCCTATCTCTGTAAAAGGAGGAAGTGGGAAAAATACAGGATCTGGAATAGCGGAGCAGATAAAAAAATCATTAGGTTCGCTTGGGATAGGAAAAAAGGCGGCGACTGGTGGCGGTGCAGGTGCAGGTGCAGGTGCAGGCATCGGAGCAAAGGGTCTTGGTAAAATGTTAGGAAGTTTAGGACTTATTGCGGTGGCTATTGATGCGTTGATGTTTATTATTAAACCCATTATGGATTTGTTTAAAATAATTCTTATGTTATTATTCTTACCATTAATTCCGATTTTAAAACCTGTGATGAAAGGGTTAGCAGCTTTCATAAAGTGGTTCGCTCCGATAATGAAAAAGGTTGCCGGATGGATTGAAAAACTTGTGGGAGCATTGGGTGAAGGTTTAACATGGATTTGGGAGAATTTATTGAAACCTATTTGGGATGGATTAGTTGCGGCATTTGGAATTTTTAAAGATATTGGAGTATGGGTTTGGGATAATATTTTAAAACCTGCTTTTGGATTTTTGAAGGATGTTGGTATTTGGATTTGGGATATGTTTGTTAGTGGATTATCTGCTGTTTTAAATTTTGGTGTTTGGTTGTGGGAATTAATAAAAAAAGGATTTCTTTTTTGGGTAGACATTGGAAAGAAATTATGGGATTTTATCAAAGCTTTATTTACTGGGACAATAAGTGTAGGTTCAAAATTATGGGATTGGTTTAAGGGATTATTTAAGGGAACAATTAGTGTTGCTGGTAAATTATGGGATTGGTTTAAGGGATTATTCGGTGGAGGAGGTGGAAATTCCTCTAAATATACAAAACAACCTATATTCGGCAACTATAAGTCCGTTAGTCCATTTGAGGATTTTATACAAAGACCAGGGCAAAATGCTACAAAATTCAGTCCACAAGATACAGTGATAGGAGTAAAGGATCCTTCAAAACTTGGTGGTTCTAGCAACGTAACAATTCAAATAAATAATCCTTCAGTAAGAAATGATATGGATATTAAAAAAATAGCAAATCAAGTAAGCCAAGTCTTACAAAGACAAATGTCCGGGAGAATTAGTCAATGATAGATAAAACACTCAAAGAATTAAAAGATATAAACAAAACACTTAGTAGTATACGAACGTTCATAATCGCAGAAACCCAATTATTAAAAACACTTTGCTTGGAGTCACAAAAACAAGGACGAGAGATTAAAAAAATTAAATTATTGATGGAGGATGAAAATGGTAGCTAGTATTGGTGGAAAATCTCTTGGAACAGTTTTAAGCGAAAATTCAAGTAAGTCTTCGAATCTATTTAGTACACCGATTCCATTCTCAGATAGTGATTCTACATTGATTATGGATTTATTCGGGACAGTCCGAACAATTTCAATCACTGGAATAAAGACGGGAGTTGTTGCAGACCTGAGAACATTTGTAACAGATATTGAAGGACTACAAAATGGAGAACAGGCTAGCTTAACATTCGTAAGTAGCTGGACAAATGTGAATAAATCTGTGTTAATTCAAGAATTTACTCATGATAAAATAGAGGGGGATGAGAGTAAAGTTGGGTATACTTTGGTTTTGTTGGAGGGAACCGCATTATAGAAGGTTTTTTAAATCAACTAAATGGTGAAAAAATATGGGAAAACATAAAAAGAAATTCCAAGCGAGTCGAGGTTGGCTTTGGTTTTGGATAATTTTTTTGTGGCCGGTAGCTATTGTTTATTATTTTTGTAATTACGAATAATGAAATTAACAAAGGTCATAATAAATTCTATTACGGTTAAGGATTCTAACGGAGCACCGGATCCAAATAAGGTAATTAGTTGGGAACATGAAAAAGATGATGATGCTATTTCTGAGGCAGAAATAATAGTCCCAAGAAATATAAGTGATTTGGTGGATGTAAACAATGGACAAACCGTTGAGATTTGGGCAGGTTGGACAACTAGCACAGATAGAAGATATTTTTATGGATATATTGACAAAATTCAACCTGAAGGCGCACTATTGAAAATATCTTGTAAAAACGAGATGATTACCTTAGTGAGAAGAAATGTTAATAAGATTTATGAGAGTGGAGTAGATGCAAGCGCAGGAGAGATAAGCGAGATTGTAGAAGATTTAATTGTGACTTATGGGGGGATGACCGCAACAGTTCAAGCGTCTGGAACAGAGGATGGTAAAAAAATAGACCAGTTTAAATGTATTAATACAGATATCTTCGAGAGAGTCATTACATTAAAAAATGCACTTGATTGGGATTTGTACTATAATGATTCAGACAGAAAAGTTTATTTTGAACCGCTTGGATATAATGATTCTGGAAAGACATTGACCGTCGGAACCGAGATAGTCGGGATGCCTGAATGGGATTTTGATGATAGTAATTTGATTAATGATTTAAGAATAGACGGGGCAACAACTCAAACGAATATTACAGAAAATGGAAAAATTGGAACTGATGCTGGATATGTAAATGCGAGTATTTTATTGACAAAGACACCAGATATAATAGAACTTTATATGGATGCGGCAGATCCGCCAACAACTCAAAAAACTGGTGGTTCTAAGGATGCGAGTACTGGACATTTTTATTATGTAGATAAAGAAAATAAAAAAGTAATGCCAAAAACTGGTACTACTTTTACTACGGATCATTATGCGATTGTGAATTATATTTGGTCGGCACCAGCACCTATTCATATGGTAAACCAAGCAAGTATAGATGCTTATGGTAGAACAGAAAAACAAATTCAATTATCAGATATTAGTTCAGTAGCAGATGCAGAGAGCCGAGCAACAAGTATTCTAACAAAAAAGAGTGTCCCTTTTATCACTGGCAAACTTCTAGTTAAAAGTGAGAATGCGAATATGCCACTTAGAGGAGAAACGATTGATATAATTGATAGCAGAACCCCAACAATCAATGGTCTTGCGCTTACTGGGAATTATGTTGTAAATAAAGTAAAATATAAATTCCCGAGTGCTTTCGAAGAATTAGAAGTCGGCGATAAAAAATGGAGACTAGCAGACTGGCAAACAACAACAGAAGAAAGATTAAAACGACTGGAAGAACAATTCGTAAGAAATCAAGATATTTTGATGGAATTAAGAAATTTTAATAATTCAGAAGATGAAAACTTCAA